CCCCGTTTTTAGCGTAAAAACAGGGGTAGACCTTCTCACGCAGGTAGATGCGTGGATCGTGGCTACGCGCGAGCTGGATGGGCAAGCCGAATACCATGTTCGCCAGGCGGCGCGCTGGGTGCGGGATTGGCTTGAGCATGTGAAGTCGCACGCGGCCGAGATTTCCCCCGCTTCCTGCATTGAATGGCTGCGGGATATGACCCGCGGCGGCACGCTCGCCCCGCAAACGATCCGGAACCGAATGAGCGCCTGCCGCCGCTTTGCGGGCTGGATGCTGATCCAAGGGCTAATCGAATCCAACCCGTGGGCGCATGTGCCAGGGCCGCGCGGCCGCGCTGGGCAAGGCCGGGACGCGTTCACCGATGCCGAGGTGCAGCGGCTAATTGATCACGCCACCCAGCAGATCACCAAGGGCGCATCCCCCGCCATCCGAGCCAGCGCCAAGAACCGCGCCTACCTGTACCGGCTGCTGTCCCTTACGGGCATCCGGCGAGGCGAGGCCCACGCGCAGTTGTGGAGCGACATCGATTTAGAGGCCGGAACAATGGTGGTGAGCCTGGATAAAGCCCGCCGCAGGGATCACATCCCGCTTTCCCACGCGGCGGTTGAACTGCTGCGCGAGATGCGGAAGGCAAAGGCCGGGCCCAAGGTGTTTGCCCGCACCGTGTCCTACAAGGGGCTGGCCACCGATTTGAAGGCGGCAGGGCTATCCGGCAGGTATGGGTTTCACTCGTTCCGCTGCGGCTACATCACCGAAAGTTTTGAGAACGGCACCCCGCCGGAACTGATCCAGCGCCTAGTCCGGCATCGCTCTATCGATCAAACCCACAGGTACTTACGCCACCGGGAACCCCGGCTACGCGAGGCGGCAGAAAGCCGCGGCGGAAAAATATCGAAAAACTCTCCCATGAAAACTGGTGCGGTCGATAGGTTACCCACGGATTCAGCTATGGCCAACGGTGCAACTATCCGGGCGAACACTTCGGCGACTAGCGCGCGCATCGCGCCTACGGCCGTTGAATCCACCACGCGCGCTAGTCTTCGATGTGTTCGCGGTCGCTCCATCAACACAGTTGCAGTAGGCGCTACAGGATTCGAACCTGTGAGCCTACCCACCCGTGCGGGGCGGCTTTTAGCCGCAGCCTCATTGCTAACAGACCACACTTTCCTAGAGGAAGCATTGGTGCTGATGCATGAGGCGCAATTGCTGCTGACGCAGCAGGAGCCATCGCATGGATCGCAATCGCTACGGGAAGATCGTTGAGGACATCGGGCTAGCAATTCAAAGCCTGAACGCCGGGGGCTGTTCGCAGGATGCGGAGTGGGTGCGCCTCGTGTCCATGCACAAGCTGTATGCGCTCACCAAGGCGCTGGACGAGTTCCCCACCCCTATCCACCCGGTGGCCATCCTTGCGGCCGCGCACATCGTGATGCAGCAGGAGCGCCGGAAGGATCGCGCGCCGCTCGTGTCGCTGGGCCAGGGTGATTACCGCCGAGACATTTCCGAGGATGAGGTTGAGCCCGCTCCCGAGGTGCCGCTTCTCACGCGCGGAGTTCGCGTCATCCGTTCGCTGGCGGGAGGTGGCCGATGAGTCTTTCCGAGGTTGCCGAGGTGCTGGGCTGCGACACCACAACGGTTTACTACCACGAGCAGCGGGCGCTAGAGAAGCTGCGCGCAGCGATCATGCGAGAGCGTGAACTAGCGGCGCTGGCCGAGGAGGTGCGCTGTGGCCGCTAACACCTTCGCCCTTGGAGTTCGTGAACACATTCCCGCTGCGGACTACCACGCGGTGCCTGCGCTGTCCTCCACCTTTATGAAGGCGATGCTTGCCAAGTCCGCTCTCCACGCTCGCTACCAAATGGAGAATGGCGAGAGCAATGACGCGATGAACATGGGCACCGCGGTGCATACCGCGATCTTGACCCCGGACATGTACGAAGCCGAGGTGGCGGTAGCGCCGAAGTGTGATCGGCGCACCACCGCAGGCAAGGCCGAGTTCCGCGCGTTTGAAGTCCTGAACGGGCACAAGTTGATTCTTGATGCCAGCCAGGGCGAGGCGGTGGCGGGCATGGTTGCCGCGGTTCATGCTTCCAATTCGTGCCGCGCCATGTTGGAGATGGCTACCCAGCGTGAACTTTCCGTGTTTGCGGAAGACCCGCACACGGGCACGCAGTTGAAGGCGCGGCTGGACGGTTATGACCCCGCCACCGGCTGGGTGATCGACCTGAAGACCTGCCGCGACGCGTCCTACCCCGGGTTCAAGTCTGCGCTTTGCAACCTTGGCTACGGGTTGCAGGCCGCGTTCTACCGACGCGTGGCGCGCATCGCCGGGCTCAATGTGAGTGGCTTCGCGTTCCTGTGCGTCGAGAACACCGCGCCCCACGGCGTGGCCGTGTACGCGATGGACGATTCCGACATGGACTACTTCGAAGCGGACATGCGCCGATTGATCGCGGACTACAAGGTGTGCCGAGAAACCGAAACATGGCCCGGATATCCGGATCGCATCGAACGCATCGGGCTTGCGAATTGGGCGCGCCGCCAACTTGAGGAAGGGCTTGCCCGATGAGTGATTTAGCAACCGTTCCCAACGCCGCGCACATCGAACGCGTGATCGAACAGGTGATGCCCCGCAACGCAAGCCAGGTGGATCGCATGGCGCTGGCGGCCATGATGAAGACCTACGGCCTTGATCCGCTCCGGCGCGAGGTGTACCCGCTGGCGTTTGGCGGCCGCTTGTGCCTGTATGTTTCTATCGACGGGTGGCGCAGGCTGGCCCGTGAATCGGGTCGCTACCGCTCCGGCGTGTGTATTTATCACAGAGATGCGACTGGAAGTGTTGATTCCTGCACATTCAAGGTAACCACCACGGAAGGCGGCGAGTTTGAGTTCACCTGCTGGCTTTCGGAGTTCAAGGGATCAAGCCCGAACTGGCGCACGCAGCCGCTGCACATGCTGCGAACGCGCGCCGAAGCGCATTGCTTGAAGGCCGCTTTCGGGTTCAGCGGTGCCACCGAGGGCGATGAGGAACTAGCCGAAGCCACCACCGTGGTGGAGGCAGATAGCGCGCTGGCCGCGCTGAATGCCCGTGTGAGCCAATCCGCGGAGCGAACGACGGTATCGCTCCCCAGCGCACCGGCGGTGGTGGTAGAGCAACCACCGCCGCCGAGCGCGCCGGATCGCATCCAGCAGCTAGCCGAATCCATCGCCGAGAAAGCCAAATCGGTTGGCATCCGATGGAGCGCAAAGCAGGCGGTGACCGCGGCAAGAAAGACCGTTGACGCGGGAACTGATCCATCCGAGGTGGATGGGTTGATTTTGAAGGCACTTCAACAGCAGGCCGAGCGCCTGGAGAAAGGTTCGGAGCAATGATCGATCTGATTCACGGAAGCAGCGAGGACAAGGCACGCAAGAGCAGCGGCGCGGGCGGCCCCTGCCCCGAGGGCACCTACACCGCCACGATCAGCAAGGCCGAAGGGCGCGAAAGCCCGTTTGAGAACATGAAGACACCCGACAATCCACGCGGGCTGGTGGTGACGCTGTGGTTCGACATCGAAACCGGCGGCCAGCGGTACAAGGTGTTTGAGGACATCGCGGTGACGCGCATCATGCGCTTGAACGAACTGTTGGATGCGTGCATGTTGCCGCATGTCGATAAGGCCACGAAGCGGTTTGAGGAAGCGAACCTTGAGGGGCGCGAAATCCTGCTGCGCGTGTGGCACTCGCAGAATGGCAAGGCCAAGGCTGGGGATTACATCCGCCCCACCCAGCAGCGCAGCACGGCCACCGCGGCCAAGCCAGGGCGCAAGGCGGTTGCGCCTGGTGCCGATGAAATCCCGTTCTAACGATCCCCCGGAAAGGCCAGGGCGGTTGAGTTACCGCCGCCCTGGCTAATGGGGGCAACACTTCTCAACATCTGTAGCGGATTCTATCCGCGGCAAGGATGCCGATGGTTACGGTGGAACTTACTGACGCAGAAATCGAACTATGCGAGCGCGTGGCCGAGGCGCGCATGGCGTTTGGTGCAGCGAACGGGCTGAACCACGCGTGCATTATGGATCGGATTTTTACCGAGCGAGAGCAACATGAGTTTGGTGGCGCAGCCGGTGAGGTGGCGGTTGCCAAGTGGCTTGGGATTGGCGGCTACCAGCCATCTGTTCGGTATGTGAAGGGAGCGCCGGATGTAGATCCCGACATTGAGGTGCGTTCCACCGGCTGGATGAACGGGCAACTGGTGGTGCGGCCGCGCGATCACGGAGATAGGCGCTATGTGCTGGCCATCACGAGCCTCGCCAAGAGCTACGGCCAGGTGAGGCTTGCTGGGTGGATGTGGGGCCATGAGGCGCGGCGAGATGAGTTCCTGCAAACCTATTACAACCAGCCCGAGCATTGGGTACCGCGTGACGCGTTGAACCCGATGCACACCATGCAAAGGGAATTGAATGGAACCGTATGACGCGCTGTTGCGCGATTTGCAGCGTGTATGCAACAAACCGCACGGGCTGATTGCCCGCGCCATCGCGGCCATTGCGACCCTGCGCGAGCAAGCAAAAACATGGGAAGAGCGCGCCGATTATTTGCGCGAGCGGTGCGAGGATTTCAGGAAGCGGAACGATTACCTAGAGCGCGTGCGAACCGAGCGAAACGATGATGAGGAGGCCGCGCAGATTCGCCAGCAGATGGAGGAATTGCGTGCAGACCGTGACGCGCTGCGCCGAACTCTTGCGCGCATGTACATCGACCCAACCGCGTTTGCAGCTTCGAAGGGCTGGGATTGCTTTGTGGAGGAACGCAAGTGAGCGATGACCCGGCAAGTGTGCAAGCGTTTGAGTGGGAGACCACGATGGCGTTTGCAAATGAATTAGCGCAGCCGTGGCAAGGCATGGGAGCAATGGCGAACACCCAGCGCAGGCTTGCCGCTGAAATGATTGTGAAGCTTTACAACCGCTGCACGATGGAAGCGCAACACATCATGGAGATTCGACAACAGGTGAAGGATTTGCGTGGTGAGCGCGACGAGGCACGGCGGGAAGTGTGTGCGTGGCAGGGCGCAACCTCTGGAAAGTCATTCAAGGACATTGCAACGATACGCGGCTGGGATTGCTTTGGGGAATCCAAGTGACCACCACCGATGCAGCAGCCGCGGCGATTGAGTCCGCGTACCAACTGCTGGGCCTGATCTTTGAAGCGAATGACCTGATTGAGTTCCGCACCATTGGCGGCGCTGGTGGGCTGCGCGATTGGGTGCCGCAGGCGAAAGCGTCGAGAGTCATCGCGCAGCTTGCCGCGACGGTGGCGAAGGGCCAGCATGTGTATTTCGGGGCAAACCCAAGAAGTGGGCGCGGCGGCAAGGCCACCGATGTGGCTCTCGCGCGTTGCCTGTTCGCCGATTTCGATGGCGGTACCACGGTTGAGCAAGCGCGCCTGGCGTGGAGGGAAGCCAACATCCCCGAACCTACGGTGATGGTAAAGACGGGCGGCGGCATCCACGCGTGGTGGCGGCTGGCCGAGCCGATGACCGACCTAGCCGAGTGGACGCGCTACCAAAAGGCATTGGCTCACCGGCTGGGTTCGGATTCCAGCGTGACCGATGCGCCGCGGGTTATGCGCGTGCCTGGCTTCCACAACTGGAAGTACCCCGAGCAACCGCTGTGCGTGGTGCATGAGAGCGAAGCGGATCATATATGGACGCTAGACGAGTTTCCTGCCCCGCAGGAGCCCGGCACGGCCATCGTGCCCCCAGCGGCCACCCCGGCTGCCGGATCGCTCTCCGACCTGTCTAGGCGCTTCCTTGAGGAAGGTTTCATCATGCGCCAGGGCAGGCGCACCACCGTCTTTACGGTGGCCTGTGACATGAAGGCGCGCGGGTGGTCGATTGCCGAGGCCGGGCCGCGGATCATGGCTAGGGCGGCCACGCTTGGCCTCACCGCCGATGAACTGATCGACCTGAACCAGCGGCAGATACCCAACGCGTTTGCCGCCGAGCGGAAGGCCGTAAGCGGGCCCGCAGAGGCGGTGCAGGCCGTGGAGCCCCCGCCAGCCGCCCCGGCGGCGCGGTTGCAGCCTGTGCCTATCTGCGCCCTCGTGGCGAGGTGCCCGGAGTTGCGGCGGCCGGTCATTGAAGGGCTTCTACGGACGGGCGAAACCCTGAACCTGATCAGTAGCCCCAAGATGGGCAAGAGTTTTCTTGTCAACCAACTTGCCATATGCGTTGCCAGGAGCGAGCCGTGGATGGGGTTCAGCATCCCGCAGGCTGGGCGCGTGCTGATCGTGGATAACGAGTTGCACCCCGAGACGAGCGCGGACCGCATCCCGAAGCTGTGCGCCGCGCAGGGCATCCCGTTTGAGTCGCTAGCGGATCGCTTGGACATCCTGAACTTGCGCGGTGACCTTGTGGATTTCGACGGGCTGGGCGCGCGCCTGTTCGACCATTGCGCCGCGGGTCAGTACACGGTGGTGATCCTTGACGCGTTCTACCGCTTCCTGCCAGCGCGCACGGATGAAAACGATAACGGGAGCATGGCGCGCATCTACAACCAAGTGGATCGGTGGGCGCGAACGCTGGATTGCGCGTTCGTGATGATCCACCACACCAGCAAGGGCGATCAAGCCGGTAAGGGCGTGACCGATGTGGGCGCGGGTGCCGGATCGATGAGCCGCGCCGCTGATAGCCATTTGATTCTGCGCCACCACCGCGAGGAAGGGCATGTGGTGCTAGACGCGGCGGTGCGTTCCTTCGCGCCCATTGAGCCGCGCGTGCTGCGCTGGGCCTATCCCCTGTTCCACATGGCCCCGCACCTTGATCCCAAAGACTTAGCCAAGCCAGGCAAGAAGGATGCAGACGATGACGGGTGGAGCGCGCAACGGTTCGTGGAGGAGTGTTTCAGGGTTGAGACGAAGCAGGCCAACGGTGCCACGGTGTGGCTTGATCGTGAGGCCATGAGCGGTGCCGAACTGCGGGCCACGGCCGAGGTCATGAAGCTCACCAAGGGCCGCGCCGAGAGCCTGCGAACGCTGGCGCTGGGTAGCGGGTTGATTGAGAAGCAGGGCAGCACAAAGGGTGTGGTGTGGGTGCGCCGAACCCACCCCGCCGCCGTGAATAATTCAAACGGAGACGCGTAACAGCGTGTAACACGATGAGGGAAAGTCCGATACTAATTAGGTTTTTGGCCCAATTTCAAATGGCGAAATTAGGGCGGCAGGGCTGTTTTATTTCCTTTTTCTCTCCCCTAAAGGGAGAGAGAAAAAAGAAAAAAACAACCCAGCCCTATCGGATCAGTTATCGGAATCGAAGGGAATATGCATAAATGGGAACCACAAGCGCCCAACCCTGGCAGGTGGTGATGGCGCTTGCGTCCCTTGAGTTCGGGTACGGGAACGATGCCAGCATGGCCGCCTACCGGGATCACTTGCGCCGCCACCAGCGCGAGCGCATCACCGCCCTCGCCGTGATCGTGCGGGTGTGCCAGGTCGAAACATCGGCCGCGGCCATCGCGCTGGGCATCGATGACATCCAAACCGCTACGCGAAGCCTGCACCGGAGGCCACCCGACCCTGACGAGGTGCGAGAGTTCGCGCGCTTGGTTGCAGCGATATTCCGCAAGGCGCACGCGATGCACCTGCGCGCGAAGCTGCGCGAGGTGATGAAATGACCAGCCACGAATGCGGCAGCGGGATAATGCCGGGCATGGAGGAAGTGCAACTGCGCTGGGGCCCATGTGACGGTGACCGCGTGCAAGTTGATGGCACGGATTTGGAAATCCGCGTTCCTGTGGTCATGGGCGTGTGCTGCGAGGAACTTCCATCGAACATCGGGCGCGATGTCTACACCGAGGCGATCTACATCCCCGACAAGGCCGGAGTGTGGTGGTACAGCGGCCGGATGCGCTACCGGGATGACGGTGGCGCGGCGTATTTCCATCCTGCGTGAAAAACTGTGAGAGGATGACCGCATGGGCAGGCATTCACGCGTGAAAGGCAAGGCAGGCGAGCGCGAAGCAGCCGCAGTTCTCCAGCAGCATTGGAACGCCACCGAGGCGCGACGAGCGCAGCAGTTTTGTGGGGCCGCCGGTGATGCCGATCTACTGGGCCTGCCTGGACTGCATTGCGAGGTGAAGCGGTACGCGGCCATCGGTGCGCTGAAGTTTCTTGAGCAAGCCGAGCGAGACGCAACACCCGGAAGCGTGCCATTTGTGATGATGCGCCAGGACGGTGATACCGAATGGGCCATCATGCTGCGCCCCAGCGACGCGCCCGAGTTTGCGCGCCGTGTGCTGGCGATGATTGCCGAGCGCGCGCCCATGAATGCGGAGCCGGAGCCTTGAAAGTTGCGGCGATTAGCTGCACGCATTCGCCGCACACCCCAATGGCCACGCACCATTGGCTACTCAAAACGCTTGCCGATCTGAAAGGCATCACGCACTTCATCCACCTTGGTGATGTGTTCGAAGCCAGCGCGGCGAGCGTGCATCCTGACGAGGCCGGGCATTCGCTGCTAGACGAGTACAGGCACGCGGCCGCGTTCCTGAAATCGATCCGAGAGGTGTTGCCGCGCAAGGCGCGGTGCCACATCACCGAAGGCAATCACGATGACAACCTACGGAGCCAAGACCCCCGCCGCATCCCTCGTGCGTTGCGTGCTGTAGCCGATTTCATGCACGCGGAACCGTTCGCAACCGAAGCGAAGCGGTGGCATTGGACACCGTACAGGAAAGACCGCCGCGGGTGCCTTGAGCTTGGCCCCATCGTGGCTACCCATGGTTTCGATGTGGGGCAGAACTCCGACGAACTAGAGGCGCTGCAATTCTTCAACGCCACCGGCGGAGCCCCGCACCGGCTGTTTATCCGCGGGCACACCCACCGCCCAGTTCCGCCAACCCAATGCAGGCGCACCCGATCCATCCCGCTCCCCTACTGGTACGCGAACGCGGGTACCTGCGGCCCGCTTCAGCCTGGGTGGATGAGCCGCCGTGATACATCGCAATGGGGTAGCGCCATCATCGTGATCGATGTGGGCGAGCCCATGACTCGCCGCCGTGGTCGGAACTGGGAAGCACGCCTTGAGGTGATGCCGTGAAGGGCGATGAGTTCCGCACCCGCATTGCCGGGCGTGTTTGGCGTGTGCGCTTCGAACCCGCACGCGTGATGGGAACCGATTGGGGCCGCTGCTGGCTACCTGCGGGCCGCCACCCGCTCATCCAAGTCCGGCGCGCCCTGCGCGGCCAGCGGGCGCTAGATGTGCTGGTGCATGAGTGCCTACACGCTGCGCGGCCGGAGCTGGATGAAGCGGCCGTAGAGGCCACGGCGAGCGCCATAGCCCGCGCCCTGTGGCGAGCGGGCTACCGCAAGGTGGACGCGTGACCGAGCCGCGCCGCTTCCCACCCCGCCTGCGGATCAACGCGGGCAAGGCAGCCGCGCCCCGCGCCTGGGTGAACGCGCAGCAGCGCCACGATGAGAAGCGCGGCACGGCCAGCCAGCGTGGCTATGGCGCAGCGTGGCGCAGGCTGCGGCTGGTGATCCTGAACGCTGAACCCCTGTGCCGCCATTGCCTGGCGCGGGGCGTGCCTGTGCCTGCGGTGGAGGTTGACCACATTTTGCCCTTGCGCGATGGCGGGGACAATGCGCGCGAGAACCTGCAACCGTTGTGTGGCGAGTGCCATGACCGGAAGACCATGCGCGACCTGATCGCGCGTAAGAAACTGGGCTAGAGTTTTCTTAAGTCGAAAAAGTGGCGTTTGCGTATCAGAAACGCCACAAATGGCGATTTTACTCTATAAACGGCATGGCGATTTTAGGCGGAAAACAAGGAAAACGGCGTTTTTAGCCTAAAAAGGCCGTTTTGGGCGCGCGTTTTAGGTTTTCTGGGAATCGCAAAAGTGGCGTTTTTGGCCTGAAAACGCCATAAGTGGCGATTTTGGCCTGAAAACGGCATGGCGATTTTGACCTAAAAAGGCAGAAAGTGCCGTTTTTACGCTAAAAACGCCACTTTTAGGGTAGGGGGGGTGCGTTTTTGAGGGGAAAAGGGGGTAGGAC